CCTGCTGTAGATAAGAAATATAATTCACAAAAAAATCAATATGTGTCAGATTTAATTCAACAAGAAATGCAAAAAGATTATATGGAATGGTTGTCACAACATCCTAGACCTTTAAAATTAGCTGATGCTAGTGAAAAAGATGCGTGGAATTTAAAACAACAAGAGTTCTTTACTAAAACATATAATGAAAAAATACAAACATATTCTAATCAAACATGGTTAAATGGTTTAGCAGATAGAATAAACAAAGAAGGAATAGATTTAACTTCTTCTATTGACTTAGATGATATAGTAGTTGAGTATTATGAAAGTAATGTTGCAAGTGCAGTAGAAACTTTTAAACCTTTTGCAACTCAGATTACTTCACAGGCAGAAGCTAGTTTATTGTCACCTGTTACAGTAATGATGGAAAGTGCAGATTTTCAAAGATTATTAAATACAAAAGGATTTGAAAATTTTAAAACTGATAAAGTAGCACAACAGTCATTAGCAGAAAGATTAATTAAAGATTTAGAAATAGAGAATACTGACTATACTGACCAGATAAATCAAGTAATAGATAATATAAATGAAAATATACAAACGTTTGAACTTCCACAGATTGAAACATACACACCTTTAGGTTTATTTGAAAAAGGTGACAGTGTAGAAGCACAACAAAATTTCTTTGTAGATACACTTGAGCAACTTACAGGAAGACCAATAACTAAAGATTTATACAATAGAGTTCTAAGTGAAGACGCTAAGTTAAATTTAGCAAAAGCATTTAACATTAGTTCAGTTCAATTAGATGAATTGGTTAGTGAATATTTAAAATAATATAGGAATAAACAATGGCATTAGATTTAGGAATTTCTTTTACAGAAGATGATACGCTAACAAACACAGAGAAGGGTATGGCTTCTCATAAAAAGAATAGAAGAAACAGAATAGAACGTAAAAAATATGATGCTATGCAAAAAGCTGAGCGTCAAAAACTTGCACTAGACAAATTACAATCTGATGATTTTCAAAATGTATTACGTAGATATTATGAAGGTGGTTTAAGTGATGCAAACAATGCTGTTACTGGTGGTAAAGCAATTAAAGATTACACTAAAACTGAATTAATAGAAAAATTTTATCAAGACAGAATTTGGAGTGAGTACAATACAGTAGGTATTGTTAATGATGTTGGACAAGTATTAGCTAAGGATGACCAGTACAAAGGTGACTGGGCAGAGATTACACAGTTGTATGCTGACTTACCTTATTTTGGTGGTGAAACAATTGGTTTTTACAAGTGGGCTAAAGATTTTGTACCTGCATTAATAGCTGACCCAATTAACTTATTTAGTTTAGGTGCAGGTAAAATTGTTGCAAGAGAAGCAAGTAAAACTGCAATAGGTGCTTTAAGTAAAGCTGAGTTTCAAAAACAAGTAGCTAAAAAAGCTGCATTAGAAATAGGTAAGAAAGAAGCTATGTATGGTGGTAGTGTTGCCGTAGCCGCTGACTTAGCTAGACAAACTGCTGAAAAAGATGCAGGATTAATGACTGATTATAATTTAACTAGAACATTAATTACAGGTGCAACAGGTGCTGTAGCACAAGGTACAATTGGTGCCGATATGTCCGCATGGTCTGCTAAAGGTAAAGCAAGTAAATTCTATGACAAAGGTGATGGCTTTAAGTCTGATTTTGACAGAGACTTTGCGTGGGCAGGTAGTAAAGCTGATGAAACCTTTTCAGGTAAAAATGGCAAAGTAAAAAAATTCAAACCAGAAAATCCATCTAAGAAAAATCCCAAAAGAGTAACAGAAAGAACAAGTGAAGTAGAGACGATAAACAACAAAGTTAATGAAATTAAAAGACGAACACCTATTATTAATTTATCTAAAATAAAACCAGATGATGACCATAATGTTATTATTCAAGAAATTAAAAACTCTGTAAATAAATTAGTTAAAGAAGGCAATGTTAGAACAACAGAAAGAGTTGGTCTATTTAGACAAATACAATTAAAAGCTGCTAAATTATTAGGTAAAGAAAATGCAGAAAAACTAGATGAAGAATTAAAAACAATTGCTAAAATATCACCAGACTTAGCACCTACTATTTATGCAGGTCGTGTTAACATAGTAAACAAAAGTAAAGAAGTTTCTGAAATTAGAACATTAGCAGATAATGCTGTTGACATGGATGAGAAAATTGCAGTTACAAATAAATTAATAGAAGCTTTAGATGAAAAATCTTTATTAATTAAAAACCATGTAGAAACAGTACAAGGTGTTTCTGACGCATTAAACCAACAAAAATTAATGGTAGAAATGACAGAAGCTGACAAGTTAAGAATAGAAACAGATATAGCATTAAAAGAAGAATTACCATTATTAATTGCTAAAATTAAAAAATTAAAACCGGCACAAAAAATAAAAGCTGTTAATGATTTAGCTGATATAAGTAAAAATGATTACAAAATGAATAAAGTAATTAAAAACATTAATAGAAAATTAAAACAAAAAGATGTTACTTTCTTTGAAGCTTACAATGAATACACAACAGCAAACTTACTAGGTGACCCTACTACACATGAAATTAACTTACTGTCTGCCGCAGTTAAATTTCAAACACAAATTGTAGAACAGTTTGCAGGTGGTTTAATTAGTTTTGGAAAAGGTAATAGAAGACAAGGTATAAATCAAATTAAAATGGCAGGTGATTTATTAATTGCACAAACAAGATTTTTTCAAATAGCATTTAAGAAAGCTAAGTTATCATGGAAAGCTAATAGAAGTATTGGTGATAGTTTAGAGCACAGATTTGATGGTAGACAACAAAGAAACATGGAAACATACTTTGAACAATTAAAAGCTTCTGACAGTATTATCAAACAAGTTGCAGGTAAAGCAGCTACACCGCTTGGTAAATTATCTTTTCTTACTTTAAGATTACTAGGTGCCGGTGATACTTTAATGAAAAACATTTTTAACAGAGCAGGAAGAGTTGCCAATGTTAATCAAAGAATGAGAACTTTTTATCCTGAATTATGGAAAGAAAGAAAACTATTTAACAAATCAAGTATTGTTGATTTACAAGATAATATAAGAAATACTAAAGAAAATCTTAGATTTGAAACAGCACAAGATAAACCTAATGTTAAAAGAATAGAAAAATTAAATAAAAAATTAACAGAATTAGAAAAAACTAAAGTAGAACAAACACCATTTGAAAAAAAATGGTCTGAGTTATATTATCAATATGAAGATGAGTTTGGTAATTTTAAAGAAACAAAAACATTTAATAAACTAGAAGCATCATCATTAGATGATTTAACTAAATCAGTTGCAAATGACCCTACATATATTGCTCGTAGTGGTTCATTTACACAAAATCTTAAAAATGAGATGTTAGATGCTAACCAATTTTATCCAGACCAAAAACAAAGTGGTGCTAATATTGGTGATTGGTTATTAAAAACTGTTAATAAAGCTCCATTACTTAGAGTGCTTACAAGTTTACACTTTGTAAAAACTCCTGTTAACTTATTTAAATATGGTTGGCAAGCAACTCCTATACTTAATAAATTAAACATGGAATTTAGAGCTATGCAAAATGCTTCTGACCCTATTGTTAGAAACAAAGCACAATCTATTCAAGGTGTAGGTGCGGCTGTGTATGGTTTAGCAACTTACTTAACACTACAAGGTAGTTTAACAGGATATAAAGAAAAAGATAGAAAACACAGATTTGTTTATAAATGGCAAGATGAAAATGGTGTTACACAATACACACAACTTTCTCGTTTCTTTCCTTTATCAATTCCGTTTATGGTTACAGCATCAATACAAGATGCATTAGAAGAAGCAAGTGATATATTTAATGACCCATTACACAGCGCAGAACAAGAAAGATACATGGATTTTATGCGTCATATTGCAGGGTCATCATTTTCTTTATGGTCTAACATTTTTGCTAGTAATTTAATGACACAAGATTTCTTTAAATTAACTGAGATATTTTCTGAAACAGAAGCTACTAATGAAGAAGGAGCTGCTAATATTTCTAAATTAGAAAGATATTTTGGAAGATTTACTTCTAAAAATGTACCATTAGCTACGTCATGGAGATGGACAAATAAAGTATTTGCAGACGGTGAAGCAGAACTTGTAACAGCTTTAGACCATTTAAAACAATCAACACCTTATGGTTTAGCTAAAATTATAAACGAAAAATACTTAGGTGGTAAATTAGATGCATTAAATTATGGAGATGCATTATCACCAAAATCTGACCCGTTGGGAAATGAATATGCAAAACCTAGAGGATTGTTACTAGGTCAAGCACAAGATATGTTTCCTGTTACTTCACATTGGAGTGATAACATGGTAGACAGTAACGGAAATAAAATTGTATTATCACCGGAAGCTAGAGAAAAATTAGAAACTTCTAATATTAAATGGGAAAGACCTCAGTTTACTATTCAGCTTGGAACTAAGAAACCATTGAATATGAAATTAACTACAGCTATTCAATACAAACATCCTGTTACTGGAGAAACAATTAAATTTCCAGAAGGAATTACTATGTACGAAGCAATGCGTCAAGTTAAAGGTCAAATTAAAATAGCAGGACGAACTTTAAATGAAACATATCAATATGAGTTAGAAAATCCTAATTCTGAATTTAATAAAAGATATGCTTCTAATAAACTTCTTGGCGGTAAATATATTGGTGATGATTACCTATTACAACGAATAAGAGAATTTGAAAGAGAAGCTAGAGAGTGGATTAAAAGCAATGCTTTGATTGATATTAACGGTAAAATCACGACAGCTAGTGCACTTAAACGTAGCGCAGAAACCATTGAATTTATGGAATTAATGGGTGAATAGATAAAGTACCCCTTTTAGAAGAGATAAACACAAATTATGGCTAATTCATTCGTAAGATACACCGGAAACGGTACAACTACTACATACGCTATACCTTTTAGTTACAGAGATACAGCTGATTTATCAGCTACAGTAGCAGGTG